AACCGCGGCGTGGCCAAGGTTTTTGGTGGCGAAAATGTTGGTCACTTTGCAATACGCCAGGACGTTGGCTTTTTGCTGGCCCGTGCTGACTACACCGCTGGACGTTTGGATGATCCCTTCGCCCTCGACTAGAAAATTCTTTTTCAATGCCATGATTGGTTCCTTTACTGTGGTTGCATCGGTTGGCCCATCGGCTGCGCCATCGCGCCCATTTCAGGGGCCATCGGCATCGGCTGGGGGGCTGGTTGCGCCATCAACTCTTGGCCAGCCTGGATAAACGGGTTTTGGGTCTGATTGACTTCCATTTCCGCGAACATTGACGCGTCTTTCTGCTCCTGGTCGCGCCGCTGCATTTCCGCGGCCAAGGCTTCGGCGGGCAGACCGGCCAGCACCAGGCGCACCATGGCGTCTAGTTCGATCTTGTTTTGGTCGGTCACGGCCTTGACCGCGGCCTGGTTGACGCGGGCTTCGTTGATGGTGTCGGTGTTGTAGGCCCTGGAAATGACATCCATCAATTTGCGGCGGTTGTTGCCGTCTTCCTTGATCTGCGCGACCTGGCCACGGTTGTTGATTTCCAACTGCATAGCAATCATCTTTTGTTCCATGTCGGCAATCGCTTTTTGGGATTGCAGCAGTTTCATTTGAATCTGCGGGGGAACGTCGCTGTTTTCGTCAATCTGCGCCAGCGGGTTCATTGCAGCCAGGCGGTCGGCAATCACGTCGGCCCCAGGGAAATCCATGTTGCGGAACAGCAAATCGCCCGCGGCCTGGAACACAGCGGGTTCGGCCATCAGCGGCATCATGGTGTCCACGGCTTGCTGGCGCTTGCTGTTGTAGCCAGGGCCGGTGTCCATCACCACGTCGTACAGGCCCACGGTCACGTCATTCATCACCTCGCCGGTTGCCTGGACTTCGTTGATCGTCACCATATCCGGCTTGCCGTCGATCCCGATGATCCGCAACACCCGCTGGGTGTCGTAAATCTTGGGGATCAAGTCCAGGATGATCTTGCCCGTCTGCTTAATGCTGCGGGTCATGTTGTCGTAAAAGTGGAAGTTCGACAGGTCAACTTGCATTTGTTGACCTTGCAGCGCCTTGCCTGACAGGTTGCCTGGTAGTTCCTGAGCGGGGTCGAAAATCCCCAGCACGGTTTTCAGGTCGTCGGCAATCGCACTGGACGCAACCATGATGCCGTCGGGCGGCGGTTCCGGCTGAATGCGCTGCGGCACGGGCGCGGGGACGCCCTCAATGTCCTTTTGCTTGTACCGAAGCACAGGCGTGGACTTGATGTTGGCCAGCGCCCATTCGGATTCGTGGCCTTCGTCTTGACCCTCGGCAATCAGCCACTTTGGCTTGGGTGCCAGGGCGATGGATTCGGTCAGGGCCGTGCGCCAAAAGTTGAACATTCGTTGCGGGTCTTTGGCAAAGCGGACAAGACCGTACTTTTTGCGCTTGCCCTCGACGACAACTTGCGCCCCGTAGCACGGGATGATGGGGATGTACTTGCCTGGCCAATCCCGTTCTTCCAGGACTTCCATGGCCGTCAACTTGCACCATTTGACCTTTTTGCGAAAGGTCGGGCGCTTATCCATGATGGTGATGTTGCTGGCTTCCAGCATTTCCGCGGACGGTAATTCGTCTTCAAACACTTTGGTTCCGTCCGACAGCAGCACCAGCGTGGCTTTTTCCCGTTCGATGTACCAGTATTCGGCCACGCGGATGTCTTCTTTTGTGACCCATTCCGCATCGCTGTCACCCGTAGCGCGGGCGCTGAAATTGGCCCCGTCGTCAGCCCCAGGATACTGTTGCCGGAACAGGGCCTTGGAAATGACGCTGGTGATTAGGCAGCGTTCAGCATCCGACCCATCGGGGGCCACGCTGTTGGGGTCGTAATAGACCGAAAACGGGTCATCGACCGGCTCAATGTAGATTTCCTGGTCGAACGAATCGTCGCTGATGTAATTGGTGGTGACCCGCCAGTAGCCCCAACCCATCTTGACGGCGTATTCGAACGCGGTGTCGTAGGCCGTGTCGGCGTTGGAATTGACCTCAATGTGCCTGGTGATGCCTTCAATGACCTGGGCCACTTTCAGGTCGCCCTCGTTGTTGACCGGATGCACCTTGATGCGGGGCCGTTGCTGGCGCTGCTGGTTGGTGACCTGGCGCACATACGCGTCGATCTTGTTGATGGTCAGGCAGGGGCGCGATTCCAGGTTGCGGCTGTTTTGAATCTCGACCGGCCACTGGTCACCGGCTGCAAACTTCAGGTCGCCCAGGGCTTCGGCGCGGTTTTGGCTGTCGGCCTCACCCACTAGGCGAAGGAATTTGATCGCTTCGCCAATTCGGCCATCCATGTCGGTGTCTTGCCACGCCATAGTTTTTCCTTTCAACTCATCCAGCCGCCAGCGGTGGCCACCATTGGCCTTTTCTTGGCTTTGGACGGTTCTTTAATCATCAATGCGATATACCGAAACGCGTCAGCCCCGTGTGAATACTGGTCGTGCAGCGGCATTTTGCTAAATTGGCCAGTTTCGGGGTCAACGTCATAACGATAATGACGCAAACAGTTTAGTCCATCAGCGCAATTATCGCGGTCAAAGTAGCAGTTTGGGAAGACCGTCCGCGCTGCGTTAATCGAATCGACCACCGGCACACGATCCAGCACACGGGTTTTGAATCCCGCGCCCCTCACAATGTCTTCAATCGACCGGCCCGCCGCGGCCAGCGTTGTGGACTGGGCATCGTGCGGCAACCAAATGGTGTCGTACACATAGCCATAGGTCTGCAATTGCGCCAGGTAACTGGTCATCGTCCGTTGGCTGTCTTCGAAGTACCGAATCAGCCTGGTTTCCATCCCGACAAACTGCACGAACCACCAGGCGGTTGCGTCGGCCCAGCCCAGGTCACACACGGCATGGACGGGTTTGGTCGGGTCATAGGGAACCTTGGTGATCCGGTCTTCGGCTTCGGCCCGCATCATTTCGTTGGCAAAGATAGCCCCGTCGATGGTCTGACGGCACATTCCTTCCCACACCTGGTTGTAGGCTTGCAAGTCCCTGGCCTTCAGGGCTTCCATTTCCAAGCGCAGCGTTTCAGGGAACCACGGGTTGTCGTAGTAGTTGATCTTGATACTGATGCAGTCCCGCGGGGGCTTGACCACAAACCGCTGGTACGTTTCGTCCGTTTCCAGTTCAGGGTTGAATGACACCCATATTTCGCTGCCTTCCTTCCGGATGGTCGGGATCAGGATGTTCCAGGACAGGCGGCTGACGGTCTGCGCTTCTTCGACCCAGCACACGTCCACGCCCTCAAATGACTTGATGTTGGTCGGGTTGTTCTTCAGGCCGATAAACGCAAATTCAGTCCCGTTGGCCCCGCGGATGCTGGCCTGGGTGATTTCGTAGAAACCCAACAGGCCCAGGGCCTCTATTTGGTCGCACAGCAGTTTGTGGACGGAATCCTTGATGCTGGTCTGATACTCACGGGCGCACAGGATACGCATGGGCTTTTTGGCCCCCTTAATCAGCAGCGCCCTGGCCACGCCCCAGGACTTTGCGCCGCCGCGCCCACCGTACAGCACCTTGTACCGGCTTTTCTTGAACAGGCCTTCCAGTTTGACGGGAAACTGGGCTTTTGCGATAGCCTGGTCAATGCTCTGTGTCGCGCTCTGTTCCATCGGGGTTCACAAACATGACCTGGATTCCGGCCAGCGGTGCGCCGTCCTTACCGGTAATTTCCTGTTCCACCTTGTCGCGCCAGCCCAGAACGTTCTTGGCCGTAAAGATGGCAAACGTGCTGTTGTACGCGCCCGCCATCGTGCCTTCGACCAGGTTGGCCTCTTGCAGCGCCTTTGCTCTTTTATAGGCGTCGGAAAACTTGGGATGCCTCTGGGTTCCGTTTGGGTTTTTTGCGGTGGCCCAGTCGTGCAGCGTGTCGCGGCACACACCAATGTTGGCGGCAAATCGGGCAAGGGTAGGGAAAACCCCAGGCAGCACCTGGGTGGTTTCGTTGCCGTGCTTATCCTTGACCGTCACTTCCCGCGTGGGCGGGGTGTTGAAGTATTCGATCAGTTGGTCGGCAAAGTCGTCCGTGTACTTGGGCGGTCTGCCACCCAAATTTTTGGTGACAGGTTCCCCCTGGCTGGTGTCAGCCAATACGGTCGGGGGCTGTTTCGGTGGACGCCCCCGCTTTTTGACGGGTGCGGCTTCCATCATTTCTTGCCCTTGGGCGCTTTCTTAGCGGCTTCCCGCTTCACGCTGTATGCGATAGCCACGGCCTGTTTGACAGGCTTTCCGGCTTTGACCTCGGCTTTGATGTTCTTTTGAAACGCTTGCTTACTGGGCGATTTGGTCAGCGGCATTGTCGGTTCCTTCCGGCTTGGTCTTTGCCTTGGATGCTTCCTCGGCTATGACACGGTTGTATTCCTGGATGGCCCCGCTGATCTGCAACAGTATGCTTTCATGCTGTTTCGCCAGTTCTTGCAGTTCAGCCAGGCGTTTTTGCATTTGCTCAATGGTCATTTTTTCGCAGTCTTGGCGCTTTGTTTGAAGGCTTTGGCCGTGGGTGCGCCTTTGTCCCCAGGGCTTCGCATACGTTCAGGGGTCTTTCCCGCGGCCTTTTGGCGTTCGATTCGCTCACGCTTGGCGTGAATATTTGCGTACAGTCCTTTTGCCATCAGTCAGTTCCCCCAGGGTTTTCCACTACTTCATCCGGCTGGTCTAGCCTGGCCAGCAACATACCGTAGATGGCCAACGAAGTTTCAGCCTGAACCACAAAGGTTTTGGCCTTTGCCAGTTCACGCTGAACCTCGTCCATTTCAGCCTGGATGAATTCGCGGGTGATTTCCATTACTGGTCAGACACCATCAGGTAATAGGCAGTACCGGCGCTGTCCACAATCTTGATTTTGTGGGACAGGGCTGCGGAACCCTTAACAGTCACCAGGGCGGCGGGAACGTTCATCAGGTTTGCGATGGTTCCGGTGTTGCTGTTGGTGAACCGCATAAATGCAGCCGATCCAGGCAGCGTCACGCTGCTGGGGAAGTCCGAATCCACTTGGATTGCAGCCAGCGTACCGCCAGGGGTCACACCAGCAGCCACGCCAAGGGTAGCGCGAAGGGCATTGGCTGCGCCGCTGATGCTGCCGCCGCTGTTCACAGACAGGCTGATGTGTGCGCCGTTGGTGGTCTGACCGGAACCCTGGGCCGCGGTGACCTGGGAAAACACGCGCATGGTTTCACCAGCGCCAGCGCCAGCAAAGTTCACGCGGGCATAGTAGCCGCGCATATCGCCGGATGCGTGGGTGGTCTTGGCGTAAACCTGGGTCAAATTACCCGACGCGGTAACGTCAATCGGCACGGACGCCGTGCCAACTTGGTAACTATTCAGGGCGGGGTCTGCGTAGGCAACCCCGATTGCTTGGGTATTGGGCATGATTTGTTCCTTTCAACAATTCCAATTTTTTAGGGATGCCTTAGCCCGCGTTGCTGGGCCTTTGGCGTTCTTAACCACCCCTTCCATTCTCGCGCAGAAGGATGCTTTACGTCCAGCATCGGCCTTCGTCTTCGGGTTTGGTGCTGGTGGTTTTAGGTTTGCGTTATTTTTCGCGTTGTACGCGGCGCGACCTTTGGCCGTCATTCCCGCGCCCTGTTCAGTTGGGCGGTAATTCCGGTCTTTACCGGTCGTGGTTTTGGGAATGGGCTTGTTGGTCGTCTTAGGCATGATCGGGTTCCACTACGGCGCAAATGTCCGCTTCCTGGATGATTTGATAGTCCTGCCCGTCAAACTCATGCACAGGCCAGTCCAAATAAGTTCCGTTGCCATATTTCACGAAGTCGCCTGGTTTTACGTCGTGAACATCAGGCCCGACGGCAACAATCGTCCCTTCATTCATTTTCTCGCTGTTGATCGTGAAAATGATGTCCGACAGTTTGCGGACACGGGGCTGGATGACTACGCGGTCACGCAGCGGCTGAAGGGGACACGTCATTTTTGGGCTTCCTTCCAGGTTTCTTGCGTTCGACCAGTTGCTCAGGTTCAACAACCGGAATGGCCAGCACGGTGGTTAGTTGATGCTCACCGCACCAATCCATTTCGTGCTTGTTTTGAGTTTCAGGAAATCGACGGCACAAACCCATGACTTGCGCCTGGGTGAAAAACCGACACGTCTTGCAACGGACTTCACTCATCGAATGGGCTTTCCAGCACGAACGGCGGCGTTAAGACCCTCGGCCATCGCTTCAGCGATACCCTTGATCTTGGCTTCGTGCATCCGCTTCATCTTGTGTTCAACGGGCGTTGCCACGCGTTCCTTGGTAGATGGCGGGGCTGATTTTGCCGGTACGGTAGGCATTTTCGAGTGCATCATTTAGTCCTTTCCTGACCTCAGTTTCGTTCAACTTCGGCAATTTGTCAAGGCCGCTTACCACTCGCGCACCGTTGGGGCCGCGGCTGTTGTCAATGACCATCATTGCAAACCGGTGGTCGTCGCCATACTTGGATTGCAACTGTTCCATGACTTGACGCGAACCCATGTGCGTCCTGAAATGCTCGTCGATGGGAACCGTGCGCCCCGTGCCAATTTCCGCTTCCATACGGCTGGCGCGTTTAAGTGCGCCGTTTTCCATGGCTTCTACGGGGTCGCGGTAGGTATACACGATACCGACCTTGCGGCCAGCGTCCAGGGCTTGCTTGATTTTTTTGTCCGCGGAATCAAACGTGTTCATGTTGGTGTCGTACACCAGTTCCGCGTTTTTGATGTCAGGATGAACCTGTTGGACGGTCTGCAAACCGGTTGTCTTACCGGCCCCCGTCCCGCCCGCGGTGAACAACACCAGGTTGTCGCGGCCAGGCGGCGTGTCTTGGGACAGCCGTTCCGCGTACATTTGCTTGACAAATGCCGACGACGGTTCATGCACGTCAGCCGACCTGGTGCGGTCAGCGCGGTATTCCGGCGACATTTCACGGGCGTCGTCCGTGTTCAGGATGCGCCCGCCATCCGTAGATGGCAAAGCGGCGTATTCTTGGGTCAGCCCTTGATAATCATTGGCCAACCGTTCGAAATACGCCTGTTCTATCGGGTTTTGACCCGACAACTGGGGCGGCTGCGGAACCAGCGACGCCAGGGATGCCTGGGTTCCCCCCATAGGGGGTGGTGTCTGTTGCTGCCCCGCCGCTGCCAGTTCTGACAGCGGGATAGCCATTTACTTTTGGTAAGACTTGCGTTCGTGGGTGTAGCAAACACCCTTGGAACGGCCACCATCGTAATTGTGATTGCTGCCCATCCCGTCGGCTTTGCCCATGGCCACGCCGTTCACGATCTTGCCGTGGCGCTCACCGCTGGAATCGCTGCTGGTAGCGCCCGCAGGGGCCTTGCCACCGGAACCGTAGCCCTTGGGGGTCATTTCGGCATTGTCTTTCATGGTCTTTCCTTTCAGTTTAGGAATTTCAGTTTATACAGCGTCGAATCAATCAGTTGACTAATTTCGTCAATGATATTCTGAATCTCTGTATCTTGCGGCAAATCTTTGCGGGCTTCGTCCACAAAGGCTTGCATTGACTTCAGGTATTTTTCGGGGTCTTTACCCGCGTGGAATTCGTCGGGGTACTTTTTGATTTTGTTGTACCGGCCCTGGTACGCCTCGGCAAAGTCGTCGGCCAGTTCGATGATGTCTTCATAGTAATGCCCCAGCGCCTTGTGCGCCGAATACGAATCGGTGGACAGGTGCATGAAATGGGCAACCGTGCTGCTGTGCAGCAAGGCGGCTATGAATTCGGCGGCGTCATCATCCATGGGGGGATGATAGTGCAAAAAAAGGGGGCCGGAAAGCCCCCTAACTTCTCAACCAAGGAGAATGGCTTACTGCGTAAAAAGCCGCTTCCATTCTTGCTCATCCGGCTGGGGTACGTCAACAGGCCAGCGGCCTTCCTCAACCAACTTTTCTACGGTCTTGCGGTGGGCCAGCCACCAGGCTTGCTGGCGTTCTTCCTTTGACCACTTTGCGCCCTGGTCAATGTCATGGTGGCAAAACGCACACAAAGCGGCCACCAGGTTGTCGTCAGCCTTGATGCCCATGCCCTTCCCGCCGCCCCAGTTGTAGTGCGCGGCCTGGACGTAGTTGCCAGCCCCGCAAAACTGGCAGTCAAGGGACGCCACCAAACGCAGCAATTTGGGGCTGCGGACGTAGTTTCTTTTTGGGTATTGCAACGGTTTCCCTCGTACTAAAACGATGGCCATTGGCACATTCGTACCGACGGCGCTTTTCATTGTCAGGTGTTCGCCTGGTTTCCTTAACCAATGTCCAAGCACCACACGTCGGGCATTTCATTCATGCGACCTTACCACCATTCGTTCAGTCGCTTGTTTTGTACGCCAAATCTCAATTTCCAGCCTGGCGGCTTCCAATTCCCATTTCAGCGTTTCTTCTTTTTCCACCGCCGCGGCCAGCCCTTTCAATAGGCTGTGGTACTCAGGATCGGCCAGGGCTTCGCGTTCCTGGGCGTTCGCTGCCTCAATGCCAAGTGCCAGGCAGTCTTTCATCAGCATGGCTTTTTTGCTGCGCCTGAATTCTTCCAGGTACACCCTATCGCCCTTGGCCTTACCGTAGTCCGCGGCCTTGGCCCGTATGCTTTCCGCTGATAGTTCAGGATCAATCACGCAACACCCCCAATGCTCTTAACGCGGCGTCAACGCCGTCCACGATGGCCACAGGCCCGCCACGCCAGGCCCCGTGCCACTTCAACTGGTCTTCAGTCAACCGTCTTTCTGACGGCGGTCTGCGACCGTCCTTAACTTCAAGCAAAAGGGTTTTGCCCTGAAAACCCACCAACAAGTCAGGGACGCCCTTGCCAACTGCCGCCAAAGTCTGAACCGTAGCACCAGCGGTTCGCAATGCTTCGACAATCTGTTCTTGGTTCGCATCAACTTTTGCCGCCCTTCTCATTTTTCTGCCTGTTCATTTCTGCAATCAAGGTATCTAGACCAGCCTGGCCACGCGCCTTGCGTATGGCTTCCTTCGTGTCCCGCCACCACGCGTCCGCAAACCGCCGTCCGCGTTCCCTGATGTGCAGTTTGTACCGCCTGATCCAGTCCCTTGCTTCGCATTCCCGCCGCCAGTCTTCCGTCCAAGTCGCCGGTTGCGACAAGGGCCGCGGTGATTTGTCCGTACTCAAAGGTTTCCCCCTCTTGCAGTTTGTTCAGCAGCCGGTGGCCTTCATCGCGGGTCATGACTGCCCCCTTGCGCGGATGGCGGTGGCGATATCTCTAGGATCATGGCCATCCCTATCCCAGTCTTCAACCAGCCCCGCACACGCCTCACGCTCTGCGGCTTGGGCCATGTGGAAGAAGCGTTCAAGGTCTTCGTCTATGTCCTGCTCGCAGTTGTCGCAACCGATCAACCCCCATTTGTTGAAAGGGACGCCAGCCTCCCGCGCCATGCGGATGATGTCTTCTTTTGTCATTTGGGCATCCTCATTTGCTGGGTGATTTCACGCAACTTGGCCAAGGCTCTTTCTTTGGCTTCCGCGGTCGCAATTCGTTCATGGATCGACGGCTGGCGCTCAATCATGCTGTTGGGCTTGTCAGGAATCCGCGGGCCATCGTTCAACAACTTTTTGAACGCCAGGGCCGACGGTGGCCGATCGGGGTTCATGTGCTGCAACGCGTAATCCATCTTGGGCCGGTAGGTCAGCATCCGACCGCATTCCTCAATCCACACCTGACGGATTAGGGCTGGGTCAACGTCCCGCCAATGGTTCGCAAACGTGGCCCCGTAGATGGCGTTCATCTTTGAAAAGATGTAGTCAAAGCCGCTGTCGGCATCACAAAAGTCGTTTGGGTTCCACATGGCTCACCTCGGCTGGTTGTTCGTTTTTCTCCCAAAATGGTTTGACGGCTGGCTTAGGGACTGCCAGGCCGCGGGTAAGCGCCGCCATGGCGCTTTGGCGGGCCTCTGAGGCTGTTTTGTGCGGTGCTTGCTGTCTGCGTACCCAGTTGCGCCAGGTAGCCGTCCAATCGGTCTTTACGCCCTTTTGACCAGGTTGGGCTACCCAGTAGTCACGGAAACCCTCAAAAACGTCCCTAGGGTCTAATTCGGGCCTTTGCTGGCGACAAAAACCAATCCACTCATCCGACAACTGTGTGTCAGGGGCCAGGCGCGTCCCGCGCTGGCTCTCTCTCTTTTGGTTATTGGTTAATGGTTGTTGGTTCTTGGTTAGGGTTTCTTTGGGTTCGCTTTGGGTTTCCACTGGCAACCCATTGGGTTTTTTTGGCCGTCCTCCCTTGCGTCCGTTGACCCTGTTCTTTTCTGCCAGGTGCTGATAGTGCGCGATTTCGGCGTCGCAACGCTCATGCGTCCAGCCCAAATCGGTGTGCGTGAACATATCGTTCAGCACTGTGGCTATGACTTGGGTATCGACTCGCAAACGCCTGGCAACCCACTGGGTATCCAATGGGATTGGTTGTTCGCTGTCGTAGTACATATCCAGCAAGCGCCGGTATGCCAAATCTTCTTCGTTGGAAAGATGGGCTGTTGATGCCCGATAGTCACCGATGTGAAATTGGTAGTAGTGCAATCCCGACCCCTTTTCTCCCACCCAAAAAAGAAATCGCGGCAGGCGGGGTGGGTTCGCTTTTCGGTTGGCTCATGACTTCCAACCTAGCCGGATTCCAAACCATTCTAGTCCTGAACCACTTGGGGCGCAACGCCTTCAACTGCCACAGCCGCGCCTGGGGCAGTTCCTTTCCCCATTGGCTGATGGCCTGTCGGGTGATCCCCAACAACTTGGCCAGCGCCATGGCTGACCCCGCTTTCTGAATGGCTTGTGCTTTGTCCATGTTTGCATGGTAAGCCAACTTTCGTTTTTTTGCAACACCCTTAAAAAAATTTTGTAAGACCGCTTGACATCATGCGTAAGCGGGCCTAACATGGGAACCGTAGTAGATGACAACGCCCGCAAGGGTCTTTTAAGGAGAATCAAGATGGTCAAGATGATGAAGTTTTACGTTACCAACGGTGTCGAAAAGGCCCGTGTCTGGTACAGCCGCGGTCAACTGATTGATGGCCGTGATTGCGTCACGATCTACGCCAAGGACTACACCGGCGCACTAGGTCGCATCTTTCGCGACGCAGCACCCTACGAAAACAACACCGACACGATGACCGACTACTTCGAAAAGGGTCGGGTTCGCATCTTTTCCGATAACCCCATGTTTGCCGCGGCTTGCGCCAGGGCAGTTCGGTAAGGGGGCGGCCATGGACAAGGAACCTAGCGATTTGCAAATCCTGTTGATGGCCATACCGGCAGCACTGGCAATCTATGTGCTGCTGTGGGTGGCGATGGCAATTTTTTAAGGGGTGTGGAAATGTTTGCAGACAAGTATGAATTGGAAACTTGGGCGGGGCCTTCGATGGCCACCATCATGGCCAGGCAGCGGGCCGCGTTCGGCGGCGGCTGCGGGTGCGGAAAGTTGCGTGATCCGGTAACCAAGTCCAACGGATCGCGCACCTGGTTGTCGTGTTTGCGTTGCCTTGGCACGATTAAACAGTTGACAACGCCAGTAAAGCGGGCTTACAATGCAACCATGCCGCAGCAAGCGGTCTTTTAAGAAAGGAAACGATGATGATTCAAGTTGGCAAGTACAACATCCGCGTGGTCAACATAGGCGACAAGTACGGTCGCAATGACTGTCTAACCAATGACCAAGCGCCCATGGTCGAGTTCTACGACACGCGCTACAACCAAGCGGACTGGATGGGCCGCGGGCAGTTTGTGTCGCGCTACTACGTTGACACCATTTTGGACGGCGACTATCCAGGCGGTCTGTGCCTTGATGGCGGCATTCCTGAATGGACTGTCAGCGCCGCAGAAATGCTTGATGTCAAAGCCTACCTGATGGGGGTTGCAGCATGAAGACCTGGCCCTTCCCGCCACCAGGGGGGCCTGTCCCCTGGACACCAGCCCAGGAACGCGCATACCAGCGCCAGCAGCGCGACAACTTGCCCCCCGCGCCGTTTGGGGGTGCAGCATGAAAAACAACCTTCGCGCTGTACCACCACCTCAAACGCCGCCCCAACCGGCGTTCCTGACCATACTTGACCCCAAGTTCAAGTACACGCCAGCAGCACAAACCGACATCACACAGACCTGGCGCAAACACGGCTGGAAACCGCTTGCTGAACGGGGGCGCAAATGAAGATGGTCACCCTAATTATTCTGTGCGCCGCTGGCATGGTGGGCTGCTCTAGCCTTCCACCCAACACCACGCTAGACGCGCAGCAACAACTGGTGCTGGACAAACAAGTGCAGCCGATGTCCCGCAACGAAGTCATCACCGCGGTGACCGAATGCATGTCATCCGGCCTTCGCGCCGTCATGCTGTACGGCAAACGCAAGGTCAACAACTACACAACCGACATTGTGGTGGATGTCACTTGTGCGCCGAAATACTAGCCATGACACAACAACAACATTACGAAACAGTCCAACGTCAACAGGAGTGGGAAACCATGCAATCATCATTCAACAAAGTAGCCGCGGCCCTGGTCAAAGCGCAAAAGGCTTTTGGCCCCGCGTTAAAGTCATCAACTAACCCGCATTTCCGCAGCCGCTACGCTGACCTGTCAGCCTGTGTCGAAGCGGTCATCGACGCGTTGAACGACAACGGCATCGCGTTAATGCAGCGGGTCAGCCCGTGCGACGATGGCGTGATTGTCGAAACCGTGTTCGTCCACGAATCCGGCGAAATCATCAACTGTGGCCAATTGCACGTTCCGGCCAGTAAACAGGACGCCCAGGGTTACGGGTCGGCCCTGACCTATGCGCGACGGTACAGCCTGATGGCCGCGTGTGGTATCGCACCGGAAGACGACGACGGCAACGCTGCAACGCGCCGCCAGCCTTCAGCGCCAGCAGTTCCGACACCGGACATCACCGACCACTTGTCGGCAATTGACGCCAGCGCCAACAGCGACGAAATGACCGCCGCATACAAGGTTGCTTATGAGGCTTGCCAGGGCAACCAGGCACTTCAGGCCAAAGTCATTGCAGCCAAGAAAGCCCGCATTGAACGCGCCAAAAAGGAGAAGGCCAATGGCAAATAAAGAAGACATCGAAACTTTGCAACGCGTCAACAGTGCAGACCTGGACGCGTTAAACGATGCCAAATTCACGCTTGAAGCAATTAAAGATGCAGACCCTGGCACTTATGACGAAATCATTGACCAATCGTTACGTTTGATAAATGAAGCATTGAACATCAGTTGTGTTGATGTTATTGAAAGAATCGCAGAACAGTTGGGAGTAGAAACATGAAATCGTCAAGATTGCGGTCTAAGGTGACCACTGACCATCCAATGCACAAACTCTGGGAAGCGGCATCTGACATCTACGCAAGAACCATACAGGCTTACAACAACGCCAAAGTGCCAGTACCGCATGAAATTTCAATCCCCGTTTGGATTGATGGCGATAAAGTCATGCGAATTACTATTGATGTTGGATCAAAAACGACCGCAGAGTACGCCATTTTTAAAGCGCAAAACAAAGGAAACAGCAATGATTGAAATGATGGAACAACGCAGCGACGATTGGTTTGCCGCCCGCCTGGGCAAAGTCACGGCCAGCAGCCTGTACAAAGTCCTGGCCAAGACCAAAACGGGTTACGGGGCCGACCGCGGCAACTACATGACCCAGTTAGTCCTGGAGCGCATCACCGGCACGAAGGCCGATTCCTACACCAATGCAGCAATGCAATGGGGCGTTGAACAGGAACCGTTCGCCAGGGCCGCGTATGAGGCTTCCAGGGGCGTTATGGTGGACGAAGTGGGGTTTGTGCCTCATCCGACCATCGAAGCGGCTGGCGCGTCGCCTGACGGCCTGGTGGGGGACGACGGCATGGTGGAAATCAAATGCCCCGACAGCAAGACCGCCTTGGAATGCTGGCTGTCGGACAACCCCGTGGAAGGCAAATACTTTGCCCAAATGCAATGGCAAATGCGCTGCGCTGATCGCGCTTGGTGCGATTACGTTGTGTTTGATCCCAGGATGCCCGTCAAGGCTCAACTGTTTGTCATCCGCGTCATGCGGGATGACGAATGGCTGGCCACCACGGAAGCGGAAGTCGTTAAGTTCTTGGCTGAAGTCGATGCCAAGGTTGCAGCCCTCAAAAAAGTCATAGGGGAATGAAATGTCCAAAGTCCTGAAAAAAGTCAAAGTCATCACCAGCCAGTACACCAACGCTGAAGGTCAAACCAAAAACCGGTACATGACCATTGGTTCCATCATTGACACCAAAAACGGGCCAATGCTCAAACTGGACGCCAATCCGTTTGTCAAAGGCGGGTGGGATGGCTGGGCGTACTTGAACGATCCTGACCCCGTGGACGGCGAACAGCAGCCGCGTCAACCCCAACGCCGTGGCAGCGGGTTTGATGACATGGATGACGACATTCCAGGGTTTTGACCATGCAGATGGATTTCTTTGGGGATGTCACGGCATACCTGGATCAATTGAAATCCAACTGGCGGGCGACCATAGAAGGCGACGGGGGCTATTGCCCCTGTTGTGGGAAGTGGGGCAAGATAAGCCCCCAGGGCATGAACGAAACCCGCGCCCTGGCCCTTTTATGGTTGTCCCGCGCCCCATGCGATGCGGATGGGTGGGTGGATGTTCCTCGTATTGGCCCCAGGTGGCTGTTACGCGGGAAGACACATACAACGCTTCAGCATTGGGGCCTGGTTGAACCTGGCGCACACACCGACGAAAGCAAAAAAGCCGACGGGGCCTGGCGTGTGACCGCCAAGGGTTTGCACTTTGTTTGCGGGACAATCACCGTCCCAAAAAAGGCATACATTTACAACAACCAGGTGGAAGGCTGGTCAGATGAATGCGTGTCGTTTAGGGATTGCTTTGGTCGCCATTTCGATTATGCTGAAGTCATGGCCGACAATTTCAACCTGAACGCAATCAAACTGTGAATTGCTGCGATTACGAATGCAACGACGGTTTTAACTGCCCCGCGCATCGTTGCCCACCATGCCACGGCAATTGCCGCCAGGGTAGGGATTGTCCAGCGCCGCCGCCTGATTGGGCGGCTTTTTTTCGTCGGCTCGTCAGACTATTTCAAAGTGCGGGCCGTCGATGAACGGGCGTCGGTTTTGGGCGCGGCATTCGTCGATGTAGGAATTCATCGCGGATTCCATCGTGCCTTGCCACTTGCGAATGTCTTTGACCGACCAGGCCGCACCCCATCGCAAAGGCACGTTTTCCTCGTTTGCAGCCGCTTTCATGGCGTCGGCTATGTCATCGTATAGGTTCAACTCCCAAGACGCCCTGGGGCCGATATAGGCCATCAAATCGACCGCCTTGCCTTCAACGTGCTTGCCGCCCTCGCGGATTTGGCTTGCGCCCTTATCAAACAGTTCGCGCTGCCGTTCGGCGGTTCGCACACCTTCAGTCACGCCAAAGTCCACTTTGGTCAACTGGATGGCCCGCTTGACTACGCGCACCAGCCGATCGTCAACACCGACTAGGTTGTCCAACGAACGCTGCGACAGCGCAAAAGTCATTTTTTAGACCAACCGGCCACAATCCGCGAACCAAACAAAAACCCAAACGCAATGTTTGCGGCTTCCAAGGCCATTGTGCGGATGGCTTCCTCGACCGGTACATACAAACTCGAAATCCCCACAGCAATCACCAGCAGCGCCCCAACGTAACGGGCCGATGCACGAAGGTCAATAACCCATTGGCTTGGCGTTCCAACAGGTGTATCCAAACGGGCCAAGGCTTCCAGCCTGGCGACTTCGGCCTGTTCCAGTTTGATCTGTTCATCAATGGTGGTTGGCTTTACGCCGCCGACCCATTTGGTAATCAGTTGCTTGCTGCTTTCAACAGCCACCGGCAACAACGCGCCAATGATGCTTTCAATCAACATATTCCCCCCCTTAGTGCCTGAAAAATGACATCACATATCCGGCCATCGCGGATGCGCCGGACACAATGGCCATACCAACCCAAAAACCACCGCGGCCTTGATTGGCCAAAGCAACTAGTTTTTCTAAGTTGTTTTCCATCTTGTCCATCTTTTTTTCCATGTCGTCGAATCGACGTTCGTAGTCCTGTACCTTTTGCCAAAGTACGCCGTATTTGACTGGATCAATGTCCGGTTGCTGCGCCATCCTTATCCTCTCAATCTAATCTTGGTTCAATTCTTTCTGTTGGCGGGGCTGGCGGTTGGCGTTGGCCTTGACGGCTGATGTCTTCTAACCTTGCGCCAGCACCAGGTTGCAATGCCTTTTGAACCCGTTTTTTTTCTGCGGATTCGGCAACTTTTTGTCGAACAATTGTTCCAACAGGTATGCCGCCAAATGCCTTCAACCCAGCAATATTGCCCAGTCCTTCCAATCCTTTTGCCCCATAGGCTTTTAAATTTACCCAAGTTCCTGAGTTGTTAATCCAATGACCGTCAGGCTGAAACTTGACGTAATGCGCCACGTTGTCCATGGTTCGCAATTGCAACTGGGTTTCAGGATCAAAAATAGTCTGAAAGTTTTTTACGCTATCCAGTTTGTTCAAGGCATTTTTAAAACCCGCTTCGCTAAAATTGCCGCGGTCATTGATGATTTTTGCTTGCTGTTGTAACCAATACAACGTACCGGCTTTCATGTGTTGATGCGCGGGTGAATCGCGGCCCAACGTGTCGATCATGGTGTTGATGTTTTTGTTAACGCCACCAATCACAAATTTATCAATAAATTTATCAGCAGAAACAGAATCTTCAACCGCCGCTTTAAATGCTGGGTCTTTTTCAAGCATTTGGAAACGATCACGGGCGGCTTTTCGTGCTTGATCTGCTAAAGGCTTAAGACGTTTGGCGCTTTCCTGTAAAGGCAGTTTTTCCAATTCCTCAATCATGTAGCTGGCGGCTTTACGTTCTGCACCATCTTTTGCTGTTCTAGCAATCTCACCTAAATTGCGTCTAAGGGATAAATAATCCTCAAACGTCATGCTGTTATCTTTAGCCAATCTTTGCAATTCGCTAAATTGACCTTTGGGCGCTTCATTGGTAAGCAATTCTTTTTGCAATTTGCTTTCAATGTTTTGCAATAGCTTGGGCGCATCCACAGGAAATTGACCACCAGCGGCATCACGTAACTTTTGATATTTAGCATTGATGACTTCATTTAAACCCGCATCTTTTGCTTTGTATGCGTCAATGATTCCTTGGCTGTTTTCAATGGTCTTTGTGCCATAAACATCAGGCGCGGCATTCTTGCGAATTTCATTGATGTTTTCAATCAATTGCCCATTTTGCTCATTAAACCGCCGCGCCAACTCAGGGTCTTTACCCCTGCGGTTTTGTTCGCTTGAAATTTTGATAATGTCGCCTGTTGATTGCCCTTCAGTCAAACGAATGGGAATTGGCAAACTGTCGGCCTCAATGTGCCTAATAAATGATGTGTCTAGTTTTTTGCCTTTTAATGCCGCTTGCAATTCTGGCGTTGCAACCGTCAATGCTTGTTGAATAGTGGTTGCGTCAGGCACAGCCATAGCCCCAATGCTTTTACGTTGTGCCTCTTGTGCGCCAGCAATTGCCGCCACCGTTGGGGCAACTGGTGCAGGAGGTTGCATCAATTGGGGTTTGCTTGCTTCAAATTGTGTTTGTGCGGCTTGTATCTGCTCGGGGGTCATTACCTCTCCCTTAGCAGTCTTTTCAGCAATAGTTGCACGAACTGAGGGCGGCAAACTGGTATCAGTCATTGCGGCACGTTGTCGATCTAATGCACTGACCTCTGTGGTGATTCCAGGCTTTGCCGCGCCGCCTTTACGCAAACCCAACAACATGGGGGCGGTTTCAACAGCGCCAGCAACCACACCGCCAGCAGTTGGCGAACCAGTTACAGATTGGGCAATGTCGCCAGCAAATTTAGCCACAGGTTGAACAATATATTCCACGGGCAAATTTAACAATTCAAGCACTTTTTTGGATATGGGCGAACTAGGCTCATACCCATATTTGTCTTGAATTTCTTTCTGTACCGCGCCAGCTTGTTGCAAAGAACCAGTTTGAACGCCTTTTGCAAGCGCCCCATACCCGCTTGCCGCCGTTGCCGCAAGATTCTGAACAATAGCCCTTGGCACTTCGTACAAAGGGCGCAAATCGCTTTCTGCTTCGGCTGGCATAGTGGTGGATAAATCAATCGCCTCTGCTTTTGTTGCTTTGCCGCCTAAATATTTGTCCGCTATTTGCTTTGTTCTGCGTGGAACATAAGCGCCCATCGTGCCTTCTTGTGTGCTTGTGGTACTTGGTTGGGCAGGAGTTATGGGCTTACCAGATAAAAAAGCCTCTAATGGGTCAATTGGCGCTTCCACAGATGATGCGGTTGTTTGTGGCGCAGGAGAGGCAGTTGTTGCCGCTGGCGTTGCGGTTTGTGTAGTAGGTTTTGGAACTGAGCCTTTTAAAACCTTGTTGACATATTCAGTGGGGTCTTTGGTAACAAATCCACCATACGCTGCCAATGCTTTTTCAATGCTACCCTTATCTTTTACCAATTGCTCAAGATAAGTTTTTGCCGCTTGGCGAGATTCTGCTTCATTAAATGGGTTAAATTCAATGCCTTTTTTATGCATTGTTTGCACTTGTTCTGGCATAAATTGATATGCCCCCATTGCCTTGCTTTCTTTGTTTAAAGCAAAACGATTACCACCACTTTCAACTTGGCGCAAACGATCTAACAATTCATCAGTAATAACTGACGCACCTTTGGCTGGTTGACTTGTTTGCCCACCCGACAAAAATTGCTCTAATACATCAGCCATTATTTGTCCCTCACAACACCAGTTTCTGACAATTGTTTAAGATTGCGATATTTTTTTAAGAACTGCTCGCGTTCTGCTGGCTTTGGAAAAAGACGATTTAGTTCTTTATCCAGCACGTTGGGGTCGGTCACATCTTTGACGATGTTCATAGCCTCAAAAATCTTGCTGTCAGCATTTTTATTCCATACTTGCTGATATGCCTTCATGTTGTTGTCGCCAAATTTTTCAGCAAACTTCTGTGCGCCATTGGCTTGCATATCCAAATTGGTTTGATCGGCTTGCACTCTGCGAGCAATTTTTATTAACACATCAGGAGTAACTTTAATTGTTCCATTAGCCACAGATGCCATATCTAATCCAGCAACAGTACCACCAACCGAACCCATTGCTTTGGAATTTGTGATTGCCATGTTCGCCAAATCTTTGGCAAGCATATCGTATTGTTCACTTCCAAAAAATTGACGAACTGCACGTTCTGCTGCTTCTGGTGCGCCACCTTTTTCAAATCCAAATTTAGCCAAAAAATTAGGAACAATTAAAGATTGATTAATTTTGTTGGCTTGTTCCATTACTTCTTCAACGTTGCGGCGACCTTGTGCCAAACCCATTTGAGCATTGACCAAGTTGTTGCGATATTCAGCGCCAGCGGCTTGATCTTTTTGCTCAGTCGGTTCTGCCATATAGGGTTGATCTGCCCTGCGTACTGGATAAGGCACACGCATACCTGGGGCAATTTCAGCGCCAGCGCCAACTGGCCCACCAGTTGATGGCACGTTTGCTTGCAAACCGCCAGCCATGCCAATGGTTGAGGTGGGCATTTCGCCAGCAACTGATGGTTTTGTGGTGACTGTTTTGCCTTCTGCCGTGGTTGCAATGGTTGGCGCAAGTGCAGTCTGTTGTTGTGCTGGTGTCATTAAAGTCTGTGCGCCAGCTATTGCCTTTGCTGGCAAATCATCGCCAGATTGCATCGTGCCTTCCCAAATGGTTTTATATGAATCAATCAATCTAGACAAATCGGGATTGTCTGGATTTTCTTTTTTCAACAAATCCATTTCAGCAATGTAGGCGTTTTTGTCTTTTACACCAAGGCGACCAAGAATAGAAAACCGCTGGGCAACCATTGAACGCTGTTCTTGGGTCAAACCTTGTTTGGCTTTGATGGCCTCGGTTTGTGCATTTCCCAAAGTGGTGTATTTGTTGATGTACTCTGAACCCGTCAATGGGGCATACTTTGGAACAACAGCGTTAATCTTGTCAATGTCAATGCGCCCATTGGTTTGGAAATTATTGGGGTCAGAAA